AGTCCCCCCCAAGATTTATCTACAAGTGCATGTTAATAAGAATTACTTATAAAACCATCGTTAGGGGTATTAGAATTACTTATCTGGTTAGGAGACATACCCATAGCTGTTTGAGTTATGGAGTTATTCATATAGGAACCCCAGTTATCTAGGTGTACTCTTAATAATTCTTCTTTACGAGATCTAATATTACGGTCTTCATCTTGAGCCATGTACTCAGTCCAATAGGCAACTGCACCTGATAGAGCATCTAAGATATCATCGTGTACTAAAGAACCTCTATGTCTTGTTATACGAGACATTTGATAGAAGAGTTGAAGCTTTAGTTTTCTTTCTGGAGCTTCATTAGGGTTAGATCTATAATCTTTTTCTACTACCTTACGGTCTATTATAAGCCTGTGAGAGTTCATTACAGGTTCTAGGGTATCAATTATACGTAATTCTTTGGTTTTTGTGTTTCTAACGTCTTGTACTTCGCAAGGATGATACCTCATAAGGAAGGGTTTCATTAGTTCTGCAAACATACCACCACCCATATTAGATTCTACGAGGATAGTATTGACCTTATTAGTCTTAGCTATCTTGGATAGGGTTGTTAATACTGCGTCAGAGTAACCACCGTTAAGACCCCCTGCATCAGGAACGTATAGGTTTCCATTAAGCATCTTTACAACAGCGTAACCAGTGGCATCTCGACCCTTACCAGAGGGGTCTACGAACATTACAGAGCCTGTATATTCAATCCAATCACCGAATTGTTGAGCAGGTCTGTAGAAGTGGTCACCATTAAACCCTACACAGGGTAATTCTTTGATGACATATTCGGGAGAAGAAGACCAGATCACCTTTTCTGGTGCATGATCAGGATTAACCGAAGATATTATTAGATCTGATAGTTTAAGAGGGTATCTATCCTGGTCAGATAAGCTAGTGTCTAGCATAAACTGCAAAGAAAACCCAGAACGACCATAGGAAGCTTCACGTTCCATCAGATCTATTGACGAGAATCTATCTGGGTCAACAGGATCTTTAGGCTTTACAAGCTCTTGTGAGAGCTTTTCAGCTAACTTAGGAGCTAATCTGTCTCCATAGTTGTTTTTTAGTTCTGGATAACGTGCAGTCCAGATGCGTGTTGTATATCCACGTTCTTCTAGTGTTAGATATAAAGATTGTTCTGTTTGTGGTGTACCAAGAAAGGTTATTTTACCGTTTGGTTTGAGGATTGCATCAAATTCTTTTACAGCTTCACTTAACTTGTCTCTCATCGGTTGGGTAAAGCTGTTGTTTGGTACTTCTACGTCATCTGCTATGACTTCATCTGCACGACTACCAGCCATTTGTCCTAGAACACCCTGAGACTTTACTGAAGGTGCGTGGTCAGCATGTGCAGGTCCAACATCAAAACTGATCTTACTGTTTCTTTGAGAGTCATCTGGTCGTAATGGAGCAAGTACAGGCATCTCATTGATTAATCTCATAGTGAAAGTAGAGAAGTTATCTGCTCTATCCTTACTGGCAGATACAACAAGGAACTTTAATTGTGGATTCATTCGTAGTTTCCATACAACATAGGTAGATGTAATCCAACTTTTACCGACACCTCTAAAGGCTTGTATGATCTTTCTACGAGGACCGTATTGTAAATACTCAGCAATGTCTAATTGAACTGGTGTGGGGTCAGGTAGGTTTAAATGCCGCCACGTTATGATTAGAAAGTATCTAAAATCTTGTAGTTTTTCTGGTAAAGGTTGCAATTATCTTTCAAGTGCAGGTATTACATCAAGGTCTGGTAGGTTTGACATAAGATCTTCCATAGGATTTTTCTCTGTTGGTATGCACTCTATTCCGTTATCTTTTAATAATTGTCTAGCTACGTTAAGATCTCCTGGTTTTGCTTCGCCACATTTTATCTTGCCTAACAGTTCTTGTATCAGAACAGTTTGAAGATTTTCTAATAATTCTAACTTTTTTTCTTTTCCCATAATTAGAATTGGTTTTGAAACTAATATACCTTGTTTTAGAAAATTATGCCTAATAAGCTAATCGGACAAAGATTCCAACTTAATGATCGTGTATCTAGAAAAAATTATTCTGCTATAGCTAATACATATACAAAGAAATATGGAAATATTACTGAAATGATAGAAAGAAAAAATTCTGTTGGTACTAAGATGTACTACTACAAAGTGTTATGGGAAGACAAAAGATCATCTGAGCATGCCCAACATAGCCTTGATCCTGTCGAGTAAAGTTTTCTTTTTATATTTTTTCTTCACTTTAAGATTTTTCTTTCGATGATGTTCTGCCATTTCATATCGCATTAATTTAATTTCAGTATCTTGTATGCGTTGCATGGCTGCCATGATAAGTAAATCTTGTAATCGGTTTTCTTTTATCAAAGTAAAAGAATACGCTTTTAAATAGCTTTCAGATAATTGATCCACTTCTCTACACTTCATTTCTATCTCCAACTCAACTTCAAGAGGTGGTTTGCCGATAAGAATGTTGAAAAATTCTTTGTGGTTCATAGTAATGTCTTACTTTCCAAACATAACGAAAATGCTAGTATTAGACAAGATACTACGCTTCTATGGCAGAACAAGAGAAAAAGAATCCTTTTCAAAAATTAAAAGAAGGTATAGATGATAAAGAAGAACAGCTTGCTATCATTAGTAATTTTGTTCGATTAGGTGTTTTAGTTTGGAGTGGATTTATTCTTACTCTTAACTATATAACTATCCCAGGTTGGGTTCAAAACAAGATTGATCCGACTTTCATCGCAAGCGTTTTCACGGGAACTTTGTCTACCTATGGCATCGCTACTGCAAAGAAGCGTGGAGATGGTACTTTTAAACCAGAGGACAAGCCTCTAAACAAAAAAGAAGTAGAAGCGTTACTAGCGTCACAGTCTGGTAACTACCAAACGATTAGAATTGAAACACCGGTTCGCATCGAAAATGCGGAAATTATTGATCCCCCATCATCCAAAAAATGAAAAAATTTCTTCCTTTGATTTTACTAGCATTTCCAACAGCTAGTTTTGCAGACGTAACTCATTCAATCCAATCAGTAGCCAGCGTATCTACTCTCGGTGCAAGTGCCACTTCGGAGCGTATTGGAGCTTCAATCAGTGTTGCTGGTACAAACGTACAGCCAAAGGCAAACACTGTTGCTAACCAAATAGGTTCTCTTGATCTAGCAGATGCTGGTATTACTAATGGTGTTCCTACTGTTGATTACGATACTAGCTTCACGGTGGTGAACTCAGGTGATGCGTTTTCCGTGTCGGAAACGTACCTCCAAGCGGATAGTACAAGTACCACAGCAGCGACAGTTACAAACGGTGTAAGTGCCTTGCCTCTTTTAGGAAAGTATACCTTACAATCTGGTGGTGATCCTGGTTCTGTAGCAATCACAATGGATAGTGGACAAGCACTGACAGTAAACCTAGCGGACATGGGTGCTGGTACAACTGCAACGCTCCAATCAACTATTACTCTTGGCCTCGATTAATGAAATGGTGGCTATGTCTACTTGTTGTTTTTATTCCTAATGCCTTTGCTGAAACTCCTCGATTTGGTGCGAACCAGATTCAAAGCAACTCAAGGAGTATTTCAAAAATAGATGAAGTTATTATTACTGAAAACTATAACTCAGGTTATGCGTATTCAGTTACAGGATCTAATATCAAAATCAAAGATGGTACTGTTATCTCTCCTGAAGCAACTTATACAACAAGTCAAAATACAGGTAATGCAGGTGCAGTTAATTTTGAATGGATAACACCAAATCTAACAAGCAAACCACAGTGGGAGATCGTTTCAGAGGGAGATGCGTTCTCATTAACAGAAAACTTTATGGCTCCTGGTTTAGACGCAGTAAGCATAATAAATCGCACACAGACAATAGAAACTACTCAAACCTCAACTACCTTATTTCAGTAGGACTTTTATTTGCTAGTCCTGTTTATGCCGAGACAACTATAAGCAACCCCCAATCGAGTACTCAATCGACAATAGTTAACCAAGGATTTCAATCAATAAGCGGATCGTTTCCAACTCATAGATATAGCAATGGTATACAATGCCAAACACCTACTCTTAGTTTTAATCCGTTCATAACAAAGGGAGAATATTACAACACTCCAAGAAGCACCATACAAAGAACAAATATATATAACCAAGCTAAAGATAGTGAAACTGGTCAGCTAACAAATCCTGGTGAAATACTATACATAGCAGAACAGGAAAGGTTAGATCAGATTAACCATAACTTTTCATATGGAGCGACTATTAGTATTCAAGTACCATTAGGAAAACGATTTGATGATGAGTGCATAAAGGCAGCCCAAACTTATAGAAAATATCAGGAGTTTATGCTGGATGCTAAAAAGCTAGAGGTAAATCTTAATCGTCTAAAAATATGTGCTGAACAACTAAAACTAGGTGTTAAGTTTGTGGGAGATGATGCTGTTAGTTGTAGAAATGTTGTATTGACCAGCGTTCCAAATCAAGTTATCCCACATACTCATAAATTAAAGCAGTAGGCAAGCACGGTTAAACTTGCCCACCTAGACGCCCTATCCATTGCCTTGTCGAATAGGGTAACTCTATTCTACCTTTTCTTTTTTCTTCTTTGTAAGTTTTTTTATAATATTTTTTACTAAGGGTTTGACAATATTAAGTAGTAATGGAGTAGTGGCAGCAACAGAAGCAATAACAGCAGTAGATACAACAACACTAGCT